GTTGAATTATGACAGATTTGTTGAAGCACTTAGAATCTTTGAACGCCCAGGCTCAGGCTTGGATGGATGCTAATCCTGGTGATTGGTGTTCTAAGTGGACTACCGATCTCGACCATTGGGCCGAGTATGGTGTGTTCACCGCTGACGATTTTATTCGTCATAATCTCATCGCTTCTATTAGCGATGCGTCTAAGGACCTGTTTGGGTTTCGTATGCGCATGGATTGGGACTCCATGACTACCGAGGACCTTCAGAAGGAATATGATTCCATCTGTTCGTCACTGCGCTACGAGTTCGAGCGTGAGCAGGAGTGGGAGGCTGAGAAGGCTGAGGAGGCTCGTATTGCCGCTCAGGGTCTTCAGCCTGACTGTGAGCCTCTTCCTTACGAAGAGTATGCCTACTTAGAGGAGGTAGTGTAATGTTGATGTATACTGTGTTCTTTAATCACTTCGGTTTTATGAAGCACTTCGATACTTTTGAGGAAGCAGACAAATATGCTGTTGACTCTGGTTTCGAATGTAGTATAATTGGCCCTGACAATGAGTTAGTCAAAGCTGTGAGGGTCATCTAATGTGCGGTGGTGTCTACGAAGAGGATTTCAAGTTGAGCGATTTCAGAGAAATGGTTGAGAATGTTCGTAATAAGGCAATCGATAATGAGATTGTCAAACTGACAGAGAACTACTTTGACATCGGTGAGCCTAAAGATGCTCTTTTGCAGGTTGCCTTGAAGTATAACATAGCGTATACTGAAGTGGTAAAAAGATATTATGATATTTTGGAGAGTGAGTAATGATTAACGAAGTATACTCAGAAGTAATGGAAGCAGTGGTTGCTGCTAAAGAAGAGCTTGAGATGATCGAGTCTCGCTCGGACGTTGAGAAGTACGAAGAGTACTCTCGTACTGAATCTAACCGTGCCTTCGTTGAAGAGCTCGGTCGTAAGTATACTGGGGAGGTGTACTAATGGATACAAGAGCAGTTGGTGAGATGCTAGTGTTAATCGGATACAGCTTCATTCTTGGAGCTGGCTTGATCCTCCTTGACTACTATTTCATCCCAGGAGGGTTGTATTAATGACTCTAGCTTATTGTGATATGATTGCGTATGCGATCAAAGAAAAGATCGGTACAATTACCGATGGGTTTATCGTAGGTCTCAAAGTCAGTTATGATCTAGCTGAAGAGGGCTACATGCAGACGACCACAAAGTATATTGATGTGGTAGATGCGAATGGAAAGAAGTACAAAATTACAGTAGAGGAAGTATCAGATGGCATTTCTGGCTAAGCCAAAAATTCAGAACAAGATCGATTCAAAGATCTTTTCGACAGCGAAAGAGGCTCGTAAGTATCTCGAGCAGTACACAGAGATCCAGATGCGGATTGAGGATTGGATGTTGATCGGTAAGATCGTTGAGGTTCCTGATGAAGGTTAAATTAGAGTTGGACCTCACTGCTGAGGAGTTCAAGGACTTGTTTGTTCCTGGTGACCGTCAGACAGAGTTTGCAATGAAGACATACGATGCGTATGTAGATGCACTTCGTCGGATGGTCCTTGATCAAATTGATCCAAATAATTTTACTGGATTGAACAAAAAAAATCGATGAAAGGTGTTGACTTCACAATAACATTGTAGGATAATACCTAAACTGAAAAATTGAATAGGATATTTTGTTATGGCACATAATGTTGAAACAATGGCGTACGCAGGTGAAACTCCATGGCACGGACTCGGTGTCCCTGTTCCTGCTGACTTGACTCCTGCTCAAATGCAAGAGGCTGCTGGTCTTGATTGGACCGTAGGTAAGTCAGATTTGTTCTACAATGTTGGCGATCGTCAAGTTCGCGCTGGTAAGAAGCAAGCGTTGATTCGTGAGTCTGATGGACGTATGCTCGATGTTGTTTCTGAGGACTGGACTCCAGTTCAGAACGAACAAGCGTTTGAGTTCTTCAATGACTTCTGCGCTGCTGGAGAGATGGAAATGCATACTGCAGGTTCTCTTCAGAATGGTAAGCTCGTATGGGCTCTTGGTAAGACCAAGGATGCATTCGAGCTGTTTAATGGTGATGTGACAGAGCAGTATGTTCTGTTCACTAACCCTCACAAATTTGGTGCTGCAATTGACATTCGTCTAACCAACGTACGTGTCGTTTGCAATAACACCCTCAACTATGCTCTGGCAGGAGAGTCAGATAAGGTAGTACGTCTTAGCCACCGCCAGGAGTTCAATCCTGATGAGGTTAAGGCAATGATGGGTGTTGCCAAAGAGAAGCTCGCTCAGTACAAAGAGATGTCAGCATTTCTTGGTTCGAAGCAGGCTTCTATGGAAGGTCTTATCAACTACTTCAACGAAGTGTTCCCTAAGACCTACAAGGCGAACGAGGTTGATACTTCGATCATCCAGCCTCACTCAAAGGCTGCATCTCGTGCACTCGAGGTGATCGATACTCAACCTGGTGCCGACTTCGCTCGTGGTTCCTGGTGGCAGGCATTCAATGCTGTAACCTATCTCACCGACCACGAGTTAGGTAAGAGTCAGAACTCCCGACTGACGTCTGCCTGGTATGGTGTTAACCGTCAACGTAAGATCACAGCTCTTAACAAGGCTGTAGAATACGCTGAAGCAGCTTAACTATATAGGAGGGTGCAACGCCCTCCATTTTTTTCCAAGGGAGAATAGTTTGGATATCAAATCAATGAGTACGAGTAGTGAGTTTGCTCGTGTCATCGAGAAGTTGGTGAAGGAACATAACATTGACTACATGGATGCAGTTTTACACTATTGTGAGAAGAATGAGTTGGATATTGAATCAATCGCCGGTCTAGTCAGGCAGAATCAAACATTGAAGTCTAAGATACAAATTGAAGCAGAGGACTTGAACTTTCTGCCAAAATCTGCGAGACTACCTCTATGACAGACGCATTCGATATCTATACAATGTACCTTGCTCTCAAGCAGCACTTCACGACAGAGTCGTACGACTACTTCAAGTATCATGGTCGTGTCAAAGCTAACAAAGAGAGCTTTTTGAGGAGACGTGATCGATACTTCTTCCATAAGATATCGAAGAAGAAAGATCCGTTACATTTCCTTCTTGCAAACTTTGTAGAGAAAGGAGACTTCTATATCGGGGATAATCCAGATGATGAGATCTACCTGAAATGGAAAGGAAACCAAGAGAGGCTGACATATACGTTTAAGAACGATATTGATCAGATGGAGAGTCCTTTCTATGATAACTTTAAGACGG